AGTATCAGCTGTAACAGAACGAGAAACAAGATTTACCGATTTACCTTGTAGAGTAATTGAACGCTTTCTTTCCTCCTCATTCAAGAACACTGGTGTTGTTGCACCTGTGTTAACTTGTAAATCTGCAATATCTAATTCCTGTATCACATCTAATTCTTTTAATATATCCATTCCACCTTTGAATTGTGCCGGTCCTAATCCTTTGAGAATGTTATTCTTCTTTCTCTTTTTCTTTCTTTTTATTCTTGTGTTAGGTGTCACAACTGGTGTTAGATTTGCGATTGTTGCATCATGTAATGTGAAACTATATCCTGCTTCGGCATCACTACCATTTCTTGTATTAGGTGTAATAGTCTGTGTTACACCAGGTCCGTTGAAAACTAAAGATGGTGATGGTACTTCCAATATTGGAAGTTTTGCAGTATTCTTTGGTAAGGATACTAACTTGAATCTCATCACTTGGTTTTCATCTACGAAAGCTTCAAGTAGTGGCATATTCTCAATTACCGCTCCATAAAAATTTGAACCATTAGGATGTGTTACATCCCATAAACGATAATCGATTTCATCGTCTGCTAGTGCAAATTTTGTGATTTGGAACTCATCTTGTCCTCTTGCTAATAACTCTCGACCTTTTTTTGTTAATACAGCATCGACTGTTACACTTGTATTATTTAAAAATCCCATTATTTTACTCCTATTGATTTGAACTGAGATGGAAAGTGTTCATATATAAATATAACATCACTCAATTTTCTACTCAACTTTTAGTTTAGATTCACCAGGTTCTTGTGTAACAAGTCTTGTTGGTGAAGTGATTGTTATCTCTACAGGGTCTTTTCCATCTATAGTGTTATCTTTTGTTAATATATCTCCTTGTACGAATGTTCTAAATAGTGTAGATTCATAGGCAGCGGATTGAAATTCTGCTGGTTCGAATGATGCACTATACTGAAACATTCCGTTATATCTTGTATGATACCCATAACCATTTGCAATCGAAACATCTATTGAACTCGTATAATAAGGAACTTTAATTTCATTGTGTTCCGATAATCTTGAGCTTGATATAAATGGTTGTACTGTCTCTTTGAATGTAGTATCTAAACCACCAAAGGTTATACTTGCAGTTGCGTATGTTGTACCAAATTCTGTTCTTGGGTCTATCTCTCCTAACTTCACGAGTGATGGTAATCCCAAACTTCCAAGTGAACCAGATAATGAGGTTCCTGATAAATCTATTGCGGCTTCTAAATTCTGAAACTCACCTGATAAACTAAATGGATTAGGTGCTTCGGATGATGATATCCTTGATGATAATTGTACACCATCATTAAATTCATTTGCGTTTTCAAAATATAATAATTCTAAATCTGTAAGTTCTCTACCTACAACTTGTTTACTTCTTTCTAAAATATTTGGTTCGATTAATAAACCGACTGTACTATTAGCACGAGCTGGTAATAAACCTTGTATCTGTTTCCATATCGTGCCATCAAAGAAATTAATAATTCTCATGTAATCCCAAAAATTATTTGTACGAGCATATTTTCTCCAATAATCTCTTTGAACTTTTTCTAATGAGGCATAATTTAATTTATACTGGTCTCTTGGGTCACCAATCTGGTCATCCATATTGAAATCAGCCAAACTATAAAGTATATCTTCATCAATAACATCTGTAGGTGAAAAGTATACACCAAGTTTATTACTATCCACAGGTGCAAAATCTTGTGATGATTTTTCTCTTCTTATATTGTAAGATAATGGTCCTGTCAATTTAGTATCCTCGATTCTAATCTTTGTTGCATTTCTTCTTGCCGGTCCAACATTTGGAACTTTTAATTGTTCTAAATCTACTAAACTTCTAAATGAATTACCACTAAAGTTTACTGCACTGGCACTAACAAAATAAGATTTACTATATGATTTATCTTTTAAATCTTCTGGTGAACTATTCAAATCAATATTATTTTCTAAAGGTAATCTAAAAACTAAATTATCATGTGCAGATGAAGTGGTGTTACCATTATACGCCTTTGGTGCTCTTACATGATTATCAAACACACTTGAACTCAATGGTTCACTCCATAATCTAAACTCCATTATAGAACCACTAAAAGGTTGTCCAAAGTTTCCATCACCACCAACAAACATCGTACCATCTGTATGAATTGCTTGATTGAAAGCTGAACCACTTGTTGTTGAACCATCAGCAATTGATGATGTTGTATAAGAGTAAACAATAGTTTCTCTTGTGGCATCATATTGCTTTGTTCTTAAATCATATTGTATTTTCTGTGCGTTAGCATCTTCAGTCAAATCGGCACCACTCGATGATTTTCTTGATAACATTACACTCCACATATCATCATTGTAAAATGGTAATAAAGATGAAGTGACATATTGCATACCTACAGATGAACTTACTGATAATTCTAAGAAACCACGATTATCAACATTTCCATTATCTCTCAATTGTAATGCAAAACTATGTGTATCATCACCTTTATTCAATAATGTCATATCTTTTGATTTTGGACTTCTAAATCTAAATTCAATAGTTTCTGGTTTTATACCACTCACATTATCATCTTGATAAGGTAACTTAAGATGTTCACTTGATTTGAAATCTAAGGCATATGTAAATTTTCTTTTAACTTCAAAACTTACCCTTTCATTTAAATCTGGTCCACCATATTCTCTAACTCTAAGTATTGAACTTGGTATACCATAACAATTTATTAAACCTTTCACTGCCCTCATCGTTCCTTTTGTTTTTAGGAAGAAAGGCATATTTGATAAAATTCTTTTCCATATTTCTTCAGTTATAGCTTCACTTGGTGATTCATTTAATGCACTTCCATCATTTGCTTTACCTAACAAGTATGTTGGTAGTATAACTAAATCATTCCCATTGTTAACTTCAAAACCTAAAGATTTAGCCACCTCTGCTACAATATCTTTTGATATACCCTCAGATATTTTTGGTATTCTTTCATTTATATCTGTAAAGTGTCTTAGATAAGTCCAAACCTCATCGAATTGTTGACCTATCATATCCATAAAATCTAAGAAGACATTGTTTTGTGTATCACCTTGTACATGAAGTGGTAAATTATTTTTTAGAGAATCTTGGTTGTAAGTATCATACTCCTTTGCATATCCTGTCCAAGTATTGTACCAAGTGGTAAACTCAGAACTTGATGTATGATAAATTGTATGTGGAGCAGATGTGGTTTGTTTAGGCCAACTTGAATCATAAAACTCTCCTACAGAACTTGAGGCATAACTAGCAGAGACTGTGAATAAAAAGTTTTCGTAAGGGTCAAATGAATTTATCACTGCTCTTTTCTTTTTACCTAATGTAGTTCTCGTATCTAATGAACTCGATACATTAACCAAATCACCAATATCTTTTGTGTACCCCTCAATCAATTGTACTTTCTTTTTAAAATTTCTTAATCTATTTTCCGCCCCACTAAAATTAACAAAATTACCAAAACCAAAATCGGTTCTATCTTCACCTAATTTATCAGTTCGTTTTTGGTAATCTATATTTAATTGGACATCAAGTAAACTACCAGATTGTACAATATCAATTACATCATCTTGTGTTTGTGTATCAGTACCAATTAAATCATCGTACTTTTGAAATTTAGTTCCTCTAAAATTTATTGGATTTGTTGTAGAATTTAAGTTAGGAACTCTTAAAAATAAAACATCTTCCTCTTCTTCTTCGAATGGAATCAGTTCTATAGTATCCTCATATGGTTCCATTTTCTCTTCAACAAAGTAAACTAAATCACCTTTCTCGACTTCCTCTAATGGTTCATATAATTTCACATATCTTGCAGTTCTATCCGCAACATCCTTTAGATTTAAATCTCTATCCCTATCAGAATCAGGTTCACTTATTAATGGAGCATCCTCTATATTGATAATTAAATTGTAGGATTCATCTTTTACAAGGTATGTATTTAATCTTGAAATTTTATTCTTTTTATAATGTACAAAAAACTCTTCAAAAATAGATTTACCTAAATCATCACCACTATGTTCTGAATTATTAGCACCTTGTTCATAAGTTACATCAACCCTAACTTTATTAAAATCTAAAACTTCAACTATTTTTGCTGTATAATCTACAGGTATATCTTTGAATGTTTCAACAATTATTTGTTCTGTAACTTCAACATCTTCGAATTGTGATGGTAATATATCTCTATCGATTGGTTTGTTTAATTGTTGAGATATAAATTGTTCTAATTCTTCTCTACCTCTTCTCAAAGGTGGAGCATCAATAATAAATTCGTTTGATGGTTCTAAGTTATTTCTGTTTGGTAACTCAGGTTCGAAATCTTCAAAAGATTCTCCTGCTGGTTGTGAGAATGCATTTGGGTCATCACCCTCTCCACTATCGGTAGTAACACCACCGCCACCACCTCCACCACTACTTTCGAAATCATCTTCATTCATTCTCAACATATTGATACGATGGTCTCTCATGTGTAGGAAATGTTCCATACTTCTCCACTTACCAAGTGTAGCGGATGTTACATTGTTAGCAATAATTGTATGATGTTTATCAAGTACCAAATTCCAAACATCTAAAGGACCTGATTTAAATTCAGTACCAATCTCATTTGCCATATACCATTTACCACGATACTTGATTGGGTGATGGTCGGTTGTAATAAGTTTGCCAAACCTCACCAACTTATCACCAAACCCTCTGTTATCTTTTACAACTTTAAGTACTTTAGCAAATCCTTGTTCAGTTTTAACTTTCATACCAGCCTTCATCATCTTGATTGGTATGGTGCGATTATTACTTAATTTTATTTTTGTATCACCAGTAAAACAAACACTTCCGTAATCATCATCATCTCTAAAATCTTCATAATCTTGTGGTGGACCTGGTGTTTCTTCAAGTCTATCAACATTTGTTTCTGGTTGTTTTGTTTTTACTAAATCCTTAAATCCACTTTCTTGTCTCTTAACAAACTTATCATCAGGTGGTACAAAAGGAACATCATCTGGTTTATCAAGTGGTATTTCTTTTCTTCTTCTTACTATCCTTGTAATCTCTTCAATCTTTTCTTCTCTCAATTTATAATTGTACATACCAGGTATTGTAATCGTTCCACCAACCATACCATCGGTAAATCCTCTTTCCCTTACACCAGCTGTGAATATTAGAACATTAGGGTCTGTTAAATCAAAACGAATATTACCAGCGTTCGGCGTATTCTGTTTAGGCACATACAACATATTTTTATTTATGGATGCGAAGTTTTTTGCGTAAGGTATATTTTTAATTAATTGTAAATCTAATTTCAATTCATCCTTTGTAGGACCTGAATCCTTTACAACATATTTTAATTCTTTAGGAAATATTTCTTTTTCTTCTTGACGATTATTACCTGGTGTACCTAAGAAAAATCTGGTCTTACCATTTACAACTCTTGTTTGTACTTTACCCATGTTGATGAAACCATTTTCATTTACAAACACAGTCTCCTTTTTACCAGCTAATCTTCTTAAGAATAAATACTTTACTTTGTATTTACCCTCATTAAAACCCATACTACGAACATGCGTACCAATATCTAAATCCAAAGTATTTTCATCATTGAAGATTACTTCACTTGTTGGAAACATTTCATCTTGTAATAGATTATCTTCTAAATCATAAACATACAAATGAATATAATCATTAGGGTCTCTACCGAAACCACTAAAAAAAGTTAGAGGATATTCTAATTGTTCTTTATCTTTATCTTTTAATCCGTAGGTTAACATTATTTAAGCTCTTCTACTTTCTTCTGTAATTTTTTTGAATTTTTTGTAACCTTACTCAGTAATTTACTATCTTTTATTTTCTGAATTAATTGTCTGGCTCGTTCACTTGTTTCACCAGCCGAAACTTGTTCTGCCGCTTCAACATCATTATCCTCAGCAATCTTAGCATTTAAACTATTTATAGAACTTGCCAATCCTGAATTCAATTCTTGTTGTGTTTCTATCGCAGTAACTAATTCTTCTGCCAATAAGTTTATTTCTGTTTCATCTGTAATATCTTCATTCACTGCTTTTTGTGGAAGTATTTCTTTGAATATAATATCTTCACCAAGATACTTCAGATAATCAGATACTTGTGTTGATTTCTGCCTTACCTTTAATCTCACATATTGAAATGGTTCTTCTAAAGATTCACCTGGTCTACTTGGGTTTTCATATGATAGTAAAACATTATTTTCATCTCTCAAAGGATTTGTTGAATCAGGTGATGAACCACTAATTTGCATTCTTGATAATGCTTCTTGTATGGCCTTTAATTGTTTTCTCTCATCCGCATCAGCCACATTTTGATAGTAATCACTTTTTCTGGCTTGTTTAATTGTTAATGGCATATTTACCTCACTACTTTGAATATGAAATCATCATCGTAAATCATAGAAGTTTCATCTGCACCACTACCACTTACAACTTTTATTTCGAATCTATAATTTCTTTCAGGTTGAAAACCATCCATCCAAAGATTGAAAAAATTACTTGTTGAATCACAACTAATAATCGAACCCGTACTGAATGGTATAATCACATCTTCTGATTCCGCATCTTTAACTGAGTAGTAAGAACCTTGTCCCAAACTTCTACTACCACTTGGTAGATACTTTACAGTCAACGCAGCTGGTGTAGTATCGAATCCTCTTGTTGGATATAATTCTCTACCAACAACTCTGAATTTTACTTTCGATTTTTCTTTATATTCAGGTTTTAAATTTTGGAAATAAACTTTTAATCTATCTAAATCTGTTGCACTCAAAGGACTTAAACTACCTGTATTCCAAGAACTATCATCCCACTCTACTTCTAATTTTGGTGGAAAGATTGTGTTTGTTTCTCTTGAGAAAAACTTTAGATTACCTTGATGTGAGGTATCATGTTCTGCCGAACCTGTTGCAGTAGTAGGGTCAAATATAGAAAATGCACTTTGGGATGTAGGTCTATTTTCTCTCTTAAGTATAAATCCATAATTAGGAAAAATAGAACTTGAGAAAATGTGATTCTTTACCAAATCGGTAACATCCATTCTTATATCTTTCGTTTCGTAAACTAAATCAAAAGATGAAGAAACATTGAATCCACTATCTAAACTTGAAGTGTACCATGTGCCACCTTGTGTATCACTACCACTTACCCATTGTGTTTTTGTTGTATCATTATCACGATACTTCCAACTAGCTCCATCACTAATTGTTGGGTCTCTATCTTTTGTGCCTGTACCACCATTCCAACTTCCACTAACCATATATGCAAATAAACTTTGTTCTACTGCCAACTCCGTTGAACTAGCATCATACAAGTTCAGATAATATTTAGCATCACTTGGGATGATTCCACTTTGTACTGATGAAGATATATAACTATAATCAAATTGTATTAGAACTCTTGATACATCGATTGTTGTTCCAGCACTATTCATATTTTTATTTATTTCAAGTATCTGGTCTAAACCTGTGTTAATTGAGGAAGTTACATTTCCCTCGTAAATCGTGGCATCAATTTTTGGGTATTCAAAATAATACATTAAATATCTCCTACTACTCTACCCTCAATATCTAAATTGGGGAATTTAAGTTCAAATATACTCGGGTCTAAAGATGCGTAAATCACACCATCTTTAGTTGCCGATTGTAAATCATAAACATGTCCACTATATCCCTCTGATAGTTTGAATTTATTTTCTACCACTACCATTTGTTTCTGTGGATTATCATCTTCTGGTGGTACTACACTTGCCACACCATCTACTAAAGATATCACATAAGCGATATCACTTAAAATTATTGGTTGTGATATTGACCATTTATCAATATCGAAATGATTCTTTACAGCATCGATACATCTTAACAATACCTCGTTTTTATTGAATCCTCTTTGTGTTACAATACTGAATCTTACACCGATGTTAATAGTATAAGCATCTTTAATATTTATAGCATCTGTTAAGATTCTGAATTGAGATAAATAAACTCTAAGATTTTGTTTGACAGTATCCGTAAGTGCAATTAAATTTTTTCTAAAATCATAACCCAATACATAAAAATTTAATGCTAATGGATTTGGTATTGTTGTTACATTTGGTTGTTTTTGTATCTTACCATTTTTAATAATTGTTTGTGTATTCTGTTCAATCTGTTCATCTTGTATTATAAAACATTTTGCAATGTTACCAAACTTTTGTGGTAGTGAATATACTCGTGTTATATAATCTTCCTTTGTTACTGCTCTGTTTTGAGCTTGAAAGAATGCTGCCGCATTCTGTCTTACTATCTCAGGTGTTTCAGCACCACTGGCACCTGTTGCGGGTTCAGGATTAAATATTGATAAACTATCTTTTGTATCTTGTACTTTGGTTGAATCTAATCCCTCTTCATTTAATGTAAGTGCGATTGAATCTAAGTTTGTTATTTCACCACTTACAACATTATCAGCTTGTACACCACCATGTGTATAGGTGACCGTTAAAGTGATATTACCAGGTGCCTGTCCGAATGCTTTCGTTTTCAAAAAGTTACTCGGGTCAAATGATTCATCAAGTTTCGATAGACCTGTACCAAGTGAACTTCCAACATTATCAGGATTCGGAACAATCTCTTCATCTGCATTTGAACTTACACCAGCACCAAATCTAAGTTCCATCTTACCATCACTTCTTACATAGGTGGTAAAACGATTAGCA